TGAGCTTCGCGCGCCCCGGCAGCGTGCTCGCATGGCTACTCGACGACGAGTTCTGCCCGTCGATCGAAGGGCGCGACAAGGTGTACGCGTCGAGCTCCGAGCGGAAGCGACAGCTCCAGAACCGCGCATGGACCATTACGGGCTTCGTGGGCGGCGAGCCGGTGAAGACGCTGCGCCCAGCCCCGGACGACCCGATGCCGGACGAGATCGCCGAGGTGACGATGTGCAAGGGGTCGGAGCACAGCCAGCGGTCGATCTGGTACGAGCCTGCGATCGTCGAGAGGTTGCTGGCCGTCTGGCCTGAGCCGCTGAAGGTTGCACAACGGAAGGCGGATGCCGCGAGTCGCGAGGTAATGCGCGCAGCCGCTGCGGCGTGGGAGCGGACGATGGGGCGCGTCGCGTGAACCGGCCGCACCAGTCGAAGGCGGAACTCGCCATGCGCAAGGCGGTGAAGCTGCGGCCGGCGTCGGGCGGAGAGCGGTTCGCGGCGGCGAAGCGGGCGATGGGTGTGCGGCCGAAGCGGCCCAAGGCTTGACTCCGGCCCGGCCCGCGGCGTAGACCGTCGGCCATGGCAGAGCCGGAAGTCGAGACCGACGCGACCGTAACGACCGAGACGGGCACCGAGCCGAGCGGTCTCAAGTTCACGGACGAGAGCGCGCGGGATGCGGTGTTCGATGCTGCGTTCGCCGAGCTCGACGATGGCCAGGACGCGGCGCCGGCTGAGGGCAACGAAGACCCGGGCGACGCGCAACCGGACGAGCCTGCGCACGAGGAGCCCGCGCCCGCCAAGGCGGCTGCGGCGCCCGCGCCCAAGGCCGGCGAGCCCGACGAAGCGATGGAGCGCGCGCTGCTCGCGCTGCGCTACTCGGGCGTCCCGAGCGAGATCATCAAGACCACCCCCCGGGACCAGTTGATCGCCTGGGGGACTGAGGCCGCCGCGAGGCGGGCAAAGACGGAGGCCGCGCTCGAAGAGAGAGCCACGGAGCTTCGCGAACTGAAGGAGCGGACGACGAAGGCACCCGATGCGCAGGCGAGTCCCGCCGCCGCACCGGACTGGAGTCCGCATCTGAAGGCACTCGCAGAGACGCTCGGGCTCGAACCGGAAGCAGCGAAGGCAGCCTTCGGGCCCGTGCTCGATGCGGTCTACAAGCAGGCGACCGGCGCGCTTGAGGGCAGGGTGTCGCAGACCGAAGCGACGGCCGCCCAGGTGGCGCGCGAACAGGGCCAGCGAACGATCAGCGAGCAGATGCGACGGCTGGAAGCGACGTACCCGAACGCGGGGCTCGCGAAGGATCCAGACCTTCGATCCAAGGTGCAGGAGAAGGCGCTCGCGCTCTACAAGACGGGCGAGTACGGGGACGCGGACAGCATCTTCAACGATGCGGCTGCGATCCTGCGACTCAGCGAGCGTGGCGTTCCCGCCGAGAAGCGGCGCAACGGCGTGTCGTCTTCGCAGACGGAGCGTCCGCGCGCGGGCGATCTCAGCGAGGACGACGGCTTCCTTGCGGCCATGGATCGAGTGGAAGCTGGAGACCTTCGCGGCGCCTACGACATCGGGTCACGGATCAAGCCCCCGCCGCCGCGCACGACGAAGCGACGCTAGAAGCTCAACGTAGCTGACGGCGTTCGCAGCACGCCTAGCCCACGGAGGAATCCATGGCTGGTGGCATGCCGCTCGACAATCTCGTTGACCTGTTCAACGCGACGTCGCAAGCGATCCTCACGCCCGAGAACTGGATCATCAACGAGCCCCAGTTCCGGACCACGCTCCTGCGCCAGATCATGAAGGCGCACGACATGATCGAGCAAGTCCAAGGGGGCGACTCGATCTCTGACTTCATCTACTTCGACGAGTCGAGCACGTACGCCGACTACGAAGTGAACGAGGTCTTCACTCCTCACCTCGACAACCACCTGACGAGCTGGTCTATCCCCTGGCGCTTCACGAAGGTTGACCTCTCCTTCGCCAAGCAGGAGAAGGGTCTCCAGAACGTCGGGCAGTTGAACCGTGGCGCGCGCGCCATGGTGTTCAAGCGGATCATCTACGCGAAGTGGATGAACGCCTTCACGTCGCTGAACAACGGGTTCGAGCGCGGGCTCTTCGCCCAGCCGAACGCGACGACGATGGAAGCGACCGGCGGCAAGACGCCGTACTCGGTGTTCGTCACCATCCACCAGTTTGGTGCGACTGCTGGGTCGAAGCCCACGGCGACCGTGCCGCCGGGCTTCACGACGATCCAGCAGATCAACCCGACGACCCAGGCTCGGTGGCGCAACCCGGTCGAGTTCTACACGGACATCCTGCCCACGACCACGACTCGGTGGACCGGCTGGACGGCCATGATGAAGCTCTACACCCGCCTCGCCTTCGAGGACCTCGTGATCCATCCGGAGTACGGGGAACCGCAGGAGCCGGACGGCTTCATCATGACGTCGGTGCGGGGTCTCGCGCTGATCCAGGCGAACATCGCGCCCACGGGCGACTTCCTGCGCAGCAAGGTCTACGACCCTGGCGTTGCGGTGAAGACCGGGCCTGGCCTCGGCTTCAGCTACCAGGGCGTGCCCATCCGCTACGTCGAGAAGATGGACACGGCCGAGGTGTGGCCTGGCTCGTCCGGGACGGTGTTCGCGGGCGAGTTCGACTCGACCACGACGGAGAGCGGCGCTGCGACGAACAACCCGGACCAGAACGGTCCGCGCTTCGTCTTCATCGTGCCGAAGTACTACAACAAGGTCGTGCACTCGGAGCACTTCCTGGAGCAGGAGCCGGCGATCACGCCGCCGTACCAGCCGTTCAACCGGATCATCTACTTCGACAACTGGCACAACAACTGTTGCCGAAGCCGCCAGCGTGCTGGCGGAGTGGTGGCCCCGAACGGTTCGGTGGCCGAAGCAACCTACACTGCGGCGGGCATCTAGCCAGAAGGAGCTGATTCCATGACCAACATTCAGAGTCAGTACGGCTGGCAAGGGCCCGACCCGATCGACATCCTCGTCACGAATCGCACGGGCTCGGACGTTGCGGTCGGTGACGTCGAGCGTCTCGACAACACGAGGGTCGATGCCGCGAGCACGACCAACTCGCCGGGCGCAAGCACGGCGGGGCTGGCGAACATCGTGGTTCCTCTGCTCGGGGACGCGCGTGGGCACTACCTTTCCACGGGCATCTTCGGGGTAGTGCAGCAGGTCGCCGTGGACGACAACACGTCGCCGATTCGCTTCCGCCTGCGTGGCGCCTGCGACGCGGTGTCGGTCGAGACCACGGTGGTGCTCGCCACCTTCATCGGCGTCATCGAGACGGCGAAGGAGTACGTGGCCATCGCCACCAGCGTGACGAACGCGACCGACGCGGCTGTGCCGCACAAAGTCGTGTTCATTCCGTTGACCGCGCGCACGGGCGCCGGGCTGACGGACGGCTGGTGGGACGGCATTAATGGCTTCGGCACGATCTCGTCCATCAAGGGTCTGACCTAGGGCGTCGTCGCCCGCGATGGGAAGTCCAGGCTCGCCGGGAGTTGACCCTGGCGAGCCTGGCTCGTTTCGGTAGGCTCGTCGGCATGATCCGAACGACCTGGCTTCTCTGGCGCCTCCTGCGCGAGCTGCACATCGACACTCCGCCGGGGTCGCTGCATCGGCGCGCGTGCGAACTCCGCATCATCGTCGAGCCGATGTCGAGCTACGAAGGTCGCTGCCTGCTCGCGGAGAAGATGGGGCTTCCGCGCCCACCGCGCGACTCGATGTACGAGGTGAGCTACTGGCCGGTGGCGGGGCAGCCGTGCGCGACGCAGCGTGGCGTGACGCTGGCGCAGGCGCTGAAGCGGGCGCTCTCGGTCGGCTTCCCTGCGGCGTTGTCCTGAGCGGCGCGCGCGGGTAGCCTCGCGCGCATGGTGACGGAGACCCGCCCGACCCACACGGAGCTCGTGCTCTTCCTGAGGCTGCGCGGGTGGTTCGGGCACGGGAACGAGTGGCGGCACCGCGGCGTGACCGGCGTGTGGCCGTTCGCGGACGCGCTGCGGCTCCAGGACGAGACCGACGGTGGGATGCAAGACGCGGCGTGCAACAGCCTGCGCGGTGCGCAGTTGGAGGCGTGATGACATCTAGCCCGCTCACCGTGCAGCTCTGCGAGCAGATCATAGAGCGCGAGCTCGGCGCCACGCCGAAGAGCCCGCTGGAGACTCGCGAGTTCGTGGACCAGGCCGGGCATCACCTGGTGTCGATGCACTCGTGGAAGTGGCTGGAGGGGCGCATGGCGCGGCTGCGGAGCCGGGTCGTCATCTCGACGACGGGCGCGACGTGGACTGAGGCGACGCGCACGCTGACCCAAACTGGCCTGTTCGCGGACTACGACTTCCTCTCGGGCGACGTGTTCCAGCTTACGAGCGGGACGGGCGCCACGGTCGCCTACTACGAGATCGAGTCACGCACGAGCGACGATGCGATCGTGCTGGCGCGTTCGATCGGGAGCGCGGCCGACGGGCAGACGGACATCATCGGCGTAATGCCGAACGACCAGGTCGAGCTGCCGAGCGACTTCGACTTGCAGCGGATCACGGCGTACGCGGCGTCGAACGGACTCGTGGCCGCGCTGAGCATGCGCGGCACGCAGACGTTCCTGGACTCGCGCGTGACCAACGTCGGCATGCAGACGTTCTCGTTCTGGGCGATCTTCAACTACGTGCACGCGAGCACGACTGACGGGCGCCTGATTCCGCGCATGGAGCACTGGCCGAGCTCGGGCGACGGTACCGAGCAGTTCACGATCTTCTATCGCGCTGGCTGGGCGACGCCCGAGGACGACGGGACGCCGCTGCCGCTCCCGATGAGCGGGTGGCTGAACGCGCTCTACATCGAGATCCTGAAGGCGTTCGCGGTCGGAACGGAGGAGAAGGACATCGCGCCGATCTCGACGCGCCTGGCGCTGATCGAGGCGGGGCCTGTGTTCCGCGTTGCGCGTGAGCGCGACTCGATCCTGATGCCGTCGCTCGGCGCGCTACAGAACGGATGGCTGATGGATCCCGAGGCTGGCTACGTGTCAAGGTTCAACCGTGGGCAAAATGTCGCCCCCATGCCGTGACGAAGAAGCCCATTCAGTGGCCTTATGCCGGAAGATCCGACGCTTCCGCGCTGCACGCTCAGCCTGAGCTGACGACGCGGAGCGCGCGCAACGTGCGCGTGCGTGACCCGATCCTCGGGCGCATGCGTGGTGCGCAGCGCGCTGGGCTGTCGAAGTTCTGCCCGGCGGCGATCGGCAGCGGGAAGATCAAGGCGTTGTGCAGCACCGCGACCGACGATCGGAAGATCGCCTACTCGTTCACGGCCGGGCAGGAGACTACGCCGTGGAGCCAGCAGACACCTTCCAAGTCGAACTGCATCGCGGGTCGCACGGACCGGAGCGGAAACGTGTACGCGCTCGACGGTGCGGCTGGCATCGCGAAGTTCAACAGCGCCGGGCGCCTCGTGATGAAGATCGCGCTGCCGGTCGCGGACAAGGCGCATGTGGTGCGCGCGCTGTGGGTGGACGAGTCGGACCGCATCTTCGCCGGCGTGAGCGAGGGTGGCGACGTGCGCACGGCCAAGGTGTTCTGCGTGCTGCAACGCCCGGCGCCTGGCACAGAGGTCGATGATCCGAACCAGTATCAGGTGCTCTGGGAGCTGACGCCTGGCGCGTATACCGAGAGCCTGAGGGTGTACCGCGCGAGCCAGCTCTACGCGGCGCACAACTACCCGCTGGAGAACCGCGCGCGCGTGCTCGTGTACGAGAACCTCGCGCTGCAAGCGGAGGAAACGGCACGGATCGACCACATCGCGTACCCGGTGTCGGACATGACGCTCGGCGCGGATGGGAGCGTCTACTGCTCGTCGCCTGATGCGCAGCGGAGCGTAGTGGACACCGGGCCGAGGCTCGGCGACCCGAGCGTGGCCAAGAGCGCGTTCACGCACCCGCCGCTCGTCGGGTGGCTGCCTACGGACGGGGCTGCGGCCGGCGACTTCGTCATCGGCTCGTGGTTCGACGGGGACGATCCTGACTCACTCGGCGAGGCGGACGTTGAGGACGGCGAGCTCGAAGACGGCAAGGAAGTCCTCCGCTGGCGCGACAAGAGTGGGAACGGCCGGCACTACTACGCGGGCAGCCTGGAGGTCGTCGGCGAGACCGGGCCCGAGTACAGGAAGCGTGGCATCGCTGGCCGGCCGTGCCTCTTCTTCCGGAACGTCGGCAGCTTCAAGAACAGTCTGGTATCGGTCGGGAACGCATCGGTCGAGGCGGTGCTCGCGTCGCAGCAGAGGACGCCGGTGCCTGGCTACACGGGCGGCATGTGGTGCATGTTCCTCGTGTTCCGGCCTACGCAGGACGACGACGCGACGACGCCGAGCCCGCGCACGCTGTGGGCGATGAAGAACGAGGCGGGCGGCGGCGCGAGCGATCACGTCCTCTTCGTGAACCGCGACTGCGGCGCTGTGGTCCCGGGCGTCTACTCCAAAGGGAACGTCAGCTACTACGCGACGACGGACAACACGGGCGACGCTGGGCAGTGCGCGGGGCCGACGCCGCAAGCGCTCGCGTTCCCATTCAAGGACTTCGGTACGCCGGACGTAGCGGGCGCGGTCATCGTGACGGTGCTGTGGGACGGTGGCGTGCAGCCGAACGACACGACGAAGACACGATGCCTGTTCCGCGTGAACGGGCGGCCGGTCGATCGCTTCGAGGGGCTCGCGTTCGAGACGACGCAACCGAGTTGGCTCGGCGCGGCGCCAACGACGATCTTCGCGACCGGGATGGACATCGCGCGGCGCTTCCAGGGCGAGCTCGCCGAGAAGATCGTGATCTGGCGCAAGGACCCGACGAGCACGACCGAGCCGAAGGTGCTGAGCTACGACGCCTTCGAGAAGGGCACCGCGGACACGGCGCAGACCGACAACAGCGTGACGCGGATCGAGGCGTACCTCGCGTACAAGTGGGGCCTCGGTCAGATCCTGCGCAACAACGAGGGCGCAGAGGTTGGGTTCGGGAATTTCACGCACTTCTACGCGCGGAACAACATCACGTTCGGGGCCGGGAACGCGCGCGTCGGTGGGCCGCCGAAGCCTGGGGTGGGCGGCCTGTACGCGCCGTTCGGGCAGCTACTGAACACGTTCGCGCTGGTGTCGAAGCACGACAGCCAAGGCGTGCTCCAGTGGGTCTGGAACTGGTGTACGCACGACGACACGACGGCGGCGGGCGGGGTTGGCTACGCGGTCGAGGCGCGCACGATCGACGGGGTGACCGCGGTATGGAGCCTCGGCAGCCAACCGGCGTACTCGAACAGCTCGCTCAGCGCGTCCACGATCGACGTGCGCAAGGTGATCGACCAGGGCGCGGACTTCAGCGGGCTCGCGGCGGACGGCGCGTGGAAACACTCATGGGCGGGCGGCGCCGAGCTCACGTACTTCCGGCCGAAGGTCAGGGCGGACAAGTTCGGGAACCTGTTCGTGCCGGGCCACAACACCGGGGCCGGTACGATTCGCACGCTGACTGTGCTGGAGCTAGCGCCGAGTGCAGGGCTCGCGGTCGTGCTCTCCGAGGTGCTGCTGCCGAGCGGCTCATCGCTCGCGTTCGCCGTGGCGCTGCCGCCGGACGAGCTCGTGCCGGACTACCGCACGGATCTGACCGTGAAGGTCGCGGACGTCGCCTACCTCTTCGCGGCGACGAAGGAAGCGGCTGATCCCGACAGCGTGTGGAAGGTTCAGCTCGTGTCCGTGGCGTCGGTCGCGAGCGGGAGCCCGCGCACGGTCGTGACGCTCGCGGTGGTGGAGGACGACATCAAGACGCTGGACGAGGTTGGCGTGACCGTGCCGAGCGGCGGCAGCGGCGCGGTGGACGCGACGAGCCAGTACGTGAGCGCGTTCCAGGCTGACCGCGAGATCGTCGTGGTGGACGGCCTCGGGTACAAGGCGTACAGCCTGCTCGATGGGACCGTGAGCACGCTGGAGGCGACGAGTGCGGGCGAGATCCCGCCGCGGGCGAAGCTCGGGTGCATGTGGCGGCACCGGCTGGTGCTCGCGCGCATGGCGGACAAGCCGGGGCGCTACGCGGCGAGCGCGATCGGAGACATCCGCGACTGGAACTTCCGCCCGCCGGTGTCGCTCTCGACGCAGGCGTTCGACGCGAGCCTGACGCGCGCGGGCGAGGTCGAGGACTCGATTGTTGCGCTGATCCCGTACTCGGATGACCTGCTGTTCGTGCTCGGCGAGAGCCGCATCCTGCGCTTGACGGGCGACCCAATGGACGGCGGGCAGATCGACAAGGTGTCGGACGACATCGGCGGCACGTTCGGGCTGAGCTGGTGCAAGGACGCGGCTGGACGTGCGTTCTTCTTCGGGAACCCGCCTGGGCTGTACCTGCTCGACCCGCAGGCTGGGCCGCAGAGCTTGACGCGCTACACGATCGAGGAGACCGAGCTCGCAGAAATCGACTTCTCGACGCACCGGATCGAGCTCGCGTGGGATCCGATCCAGAAGGGCGTCGCGATCTACCAAGTGCCTCACGGGGCGGGCGGGACGATCGTCAACTCGTGGTTTTACGAGGAGAAGACGCACGCGCTCGTCAAGGGCGGGGCGATCTGGACCGACCGCGCGGGCAGCGCGAGCGTGCAGGCGACGGCGTCGAGCTTCCTCGCGGGCGACTCGACGCGCGGGCTCCTGATCGGCTGCGAGGACGGCTACGTGCGGATGGTGGACCCGGCAGCGAAGGACGACGACGGCGTTCCGATTGACTCCTTCGTTCTCATCGGGCCGATCAACCGCGGCGCTTCGATGCTGGAGCACCGGCTGAACTCGACGCAGGTCGTGCTTGCGGACGATCGGCAGGGGGCGCACCTGGAGATCTTCGGGAGCGAAGATGGCGTGCAACTGGGGCCCATCTTGGCGTCAACTGACCTGCGGCCAGGGCTCAACAACCCGTTCCGCGCGCGGGCGCGCTCGGCGAACTTGTTCCTGCGGATCCGCTCTGCGTTGGCGGGCCGCTCGTGGGCGTTCGAGCGGGCGGAGGCGGATCTCGTGGCTGTGGGCTCACAGTTCAACCGGACCAGTTAGGCTGAGCCCATGGCCGAGCAGTGGACCAGTCGCGGCGATCGATACAGGTCGCTAGTGCAGGAGCAAGCCGAGAAGATTTGGCGGTCACTTGAGGACGCCATCTGGGCCGATCCGAAGCCGTGCGCTTGCGACAACCAGCACGCGCTCGGTGCTGACGGAGAGTGGCGCTGCTCGTTCTGCCAGAAGGTCGTCGCACTGTCGGCTGTAGCTAGAACGCTGCGGAACGCTCGGGCGGCGGAGGCGACCGATCCGCGGCACCGTTGGTGCGTGAAGCACGACGAGCCTCTCTGGGACGAAGGTGGTGGCCCTGGCCCGTTCTCCGTGTGCCAGAGGTGCTACGAAGGTGGCTAGCCTTCCGCGCGCAGGTCGCAACGCCGCCGCATCGGCCAGCCGGCTGCTCGGCAACCGAGACCCTCGGCACGGGCGCAACGCGCGCGCGACGCTGACGACGGGCGACGAGGACGAGACGACGATCCAGCGCAACAACGCTGGGCGCTCGCGGGTCGCGGCGCTCGATGGAATCGCGCCGCTCGTGCTCGATGGGCTGACGCTGGAGGACGTCGGCAAGCGGCTCAACCTCGTGGTGCGGTTGCTTCAGGGCAAGTGAGGCCGGACGTCGTCCTCGTCTCCGGGCCGTGCCGCTCGGGGAGTGCCGCCGTCGCCGAGGTCGTCCACGTTCTCGGGTGGCCGATGGGGAGCACGTTCTTGGCGCCTGTGGCTCCGGACTTCCGCTTCGACTGGGAGGATGCCGAGCTGACACTTCGCATGGGCGCGAGCGTCATGTGTGGGCGCGACCCGCTCGACCTCTTCGACTTCCACAGCTACGTCAAGGCGCGGCTTGAGCACTCCAAGGCGTTCTGCGTGACCGGCCAGCGCTTCGGGATGAAGAGTGGGCTCTTCTGCATCGGCGCGACGATGGGCCGAATCGAGTGCGAACTCGCGGCCATGCGCCTCCGGCTCTTCGTCATCGCCGTGCGCCGGCCGAAGGAGGCCGTGGAGGCGTCAATCGCGCGCCAGCCTGGCGCCTCGGTGATGCGCCGGTGGAACGCGGCGATCGAGGAGAGCGGCCCGCACCCCTACGACTACGAGATCGACTACGACCGCCTGGTGCGGTTTCCGAGCTCTGAGGTGGCCCTACTTGCGGCGCGGCTCGGGGTTGACGATCCTGTGGCGGTGTCCGAGGCAGCCATCAGGGTCGTCATTCCGCGGAGCTAGGCCATGCCGATCTGGGCAGCGGCGATCGGTGCCGGTACGAGTCTCTTCGCTGGCTCACAGGCGAAGAAGAGCGAGGCGCAAGCGCGCAAGCTGGCTGAGGGCGAGAAGCAGAACGCGCTCGGCTTCCTCGATCAGGCTGGCTCGATGGACGCGCTCTTCCAGGCGCTCCAGGAGGCTCAGCTAAAGAGCGGGCAGAAGAAGGAGCTCGGCGCGTTCGCGGGCGCGAAGAAGGCGACGGAGCTCGGCGCGACGAACGCGCGTCAGACGATCCTGAACCGAGGCGCGCAGGATCAGGCGAAGCTAACGCAGGGGCTCATCGGGCGCGGGTTGATCGGAACGAGCGCGGGGACTGGCGCCGCGATGGACCTCGGCGGCCAGGTGAACCAGCAACTCGCCGACATCGATCAGCAGCTCGCGGCTGCGATGGCGAACCTCGGGCTCGCGGAGGGACAGACCGAGATGCGCCAAGCGGGCGACCTCGCGTCCCTGATCGGGCGCGGGCAGGACTTCCAGCGACAGCTCGGCGTCTTGCGCACGGACTTCGCGCCTTCAAAGGTGAAGAAGACGCCTGGCGCTACGTCGGCACCGGCACCCCAAGTGCCGCGCTTCTCGGGCGGATTTGGGTACAAGCCGGTCTTCAACTAGCCCATGCCGCGCGTCAGCTTCCGCGACTACATGACGCCGGGCGCGCGCCCGTGGTGGGACTACGTCGGCGATGCGGGGCAGCAGGTTGCGCAGGGATTCCGCGACGTGCATGCGGAGAAGCAGCGCGAGAGCGAGCTACAGCGCGCCGAGGCGCTGCGCGAGCGTGAACTTCAGATCCAGGAGACGCGCGCGAAGTCGCAGCTCCTGAGGGAGTCGAACACGGCGAGTGTCCTCGGCGAGCGTGAGGCGTCGAAGGCGGCCGATCGCGAGGCGGTCGTGCAGGGCTTCAAGGAGATGCAGCAGGGCGCCGACCAGCGCGCGGTGGAGGACGCGCTGCACGATTCGGTCAAGTCCGTGCAGGGCGCGCTCGGGCCGTTCGGGCTCCTGAACCCACGCTTCATTGGGAACGCGGCGAAGGGCCTCGCCGAGAGCCAACAGCGGTTCGCGCCGAAGATCGAGCTCGCGAAACGCATGAGCCCGCCCGCGGCGCGCGAGTTCCTCACGAAGGAGGCCGCGGACGAGAAGTCGCGGGTGACGGCGCGCGCCTACCAGCAGGAGGCCGAGGCGATCCTAGCGGGCGTCAAGGACGGCGTCATTGATCCCACGATGGGGAAGAGCATGACCGAGGCTCTCCAGGGTGCGATTCGCACCGGGCGCTCGCCGGGTCCGATCCATGCGCAGGTCGCGAAGGCGTACGACCTGCACAACAAGCTCCAGAAGCGGCTCGCGGGGTGGGAGGAGACCGACGCGAAGGCCGGCGAGCTCGTCGGCATGCTCCAGAAGATGGCGGACAGCGCCGAGGTGCCGTCGCTCCGGGAGAAGCTGCGGAAGAAGGTCGCCGACGCCAAGGGCGAGTGGGGCCGCACGAGGCCACAGAGCTTCCGCGAGAAGCACGACGGCGAGGAATCGCTTCGTGGGCTGGAGGCGATCCTCTTCGGTGCGCAGGCGGCGAAGGGCGAGAACCCTAGCGATCCGACGTACGTCCAGGACATGATCCCGAAGGGCTCGGCCGGGCAGGAGATCTCGAAGTCGGTCGCCGCGACCGCGCCGAACCGGACGGCGAGCACCGGCAAGGCACCGAAGTACACTGGGTCTTCTGGCGGTAGCCCAGCGGCGGGTCCGATGCAGGGACAGGACGGGACGGCCGGCGGCTACCGCCAGATCACGGCGAAGACGCGCGCGCGCGACATGCGGACGTTGCGCGGGATCGTCGCGGACGACGGCCCCAAGGTCATCCAGGAGGGCGGCGACCGTGCGGCGCTCGTCTGGCTCCTGAAGAAGGCGAGCCAGGAACTCGGGCTCGACCCGCGCGATCCCGAGCTCGTCAAGGAGGTCAAGCTCGCGTTGCACAAGCTCGCGATCGGAGAAGACCTCGGCGTGAAGCCTGGCCCGGGCGCGTTCTCGAAGAAGCCGAAGGCGAAGAGCGGCCCGACCGTCGGCGAGGCGCTGAGCCACCTCCACCCCGGCGCGGGCGGCATGTAGCGTCCGGGTAGACTGGGAGCGTCATGCTCCTCCTGCGCCCGGCCGCTTGTGGTGCCTGGAAACTCCCCAGGCCGGCACTGGTTGATCGCCCATGAACGGGGCGGTCGGGCGCTTTCTCATCGCCGCGGTGGCCGGCGCGACCGCCTGCGGGCCGCCAGACTCCTGGGGGGCCCCACCAGGACCGGCAGAGGCCGCAGGCATGGCGGTGTGGTACCGCGACCGCGGGCGCCTTGGCGAGGCGCTGACGTGCGCTCAGGACGGCAACGACCCGGAGGAACTCGCGGACACCTACGCGGCGCTCGGAATGCACGACGCCGAGCTCGACGTGCGGTTCCGGCTGCTCGACGACGACCCGGCGACGCTCTTCAGCCTCGCCGCGGCCCTACGAGACCGCGGGGACGATGCGCGCAGTCTCTTTTCTGAGATCGTCGTGCGGTGCCTGCCGCCGGACGACGGTGGGCTACCCGACGACGATCTGATTCCGCTTGCGCTTCGCGTCCTCGCCGAGGACCGTGACGACTTCTTCAGCCACGTTAAGGAGACCCGATGACAGGCACCGTAACCCCCAGAGTCCGACGCGGCCGACGTCCGGCACCGATCCGCCCTTTCCCGATCAAGGCGAAGCCCAAGAAGAAGGTCGCCACGAAGCAGAAGCGAACCCGATGACGAACGGACAGCATGCCATCGTGCCTGAGACGAAGGTCACGCTCCGGATGGCCTGGACGCTCGCGAGCATCGCGACCGCCGCCGCAGTCACGGGGACGCTCGCGTGGGCCGATGTGCGCCGCCGGCTCGACGACGTCGAGCACCGCCAGAAGGCGCTCCAGTCGAACGTCACGAAGATCGGCGAGAAGCTCGGCATCGTCATCTCCTGGCCGCTCGACGAGAACCAATGACGGACGCCGTACTTGTTGCGCTCGTGACGAGCATTCCCCCCACGACGGTCGCGCTCGTGTCGCTCGTCGTCGGCATCCGCGCCACGCGCAAGATCGAGAATGTTCACAGAGCAACGAACTCGATGAAGGACGCCCTCGTCGCGCTGACTGACAAGGAAGCTCACGCGCGCGGGCTCGCAGAGGGGCGCTCCGAAAGGGCTTCGTAGACATCCTGGCGAACGCGGCCCACCATGCCCGGATGGATCACTCCCTCGAACCGCTCCTCTGCCTCTTGAGGGAGCAGCACGTCGAGCGGACGCGCCAGCTTCGCATCCTGCGCCGCGACCTGGACAGCCGCCTCGTCATCATCCAGCGCCTGCTGTCGCGTATCGAGGAGAACACGCGTCCACCGAACACGCCGCCCCGCGAGGTCGGCTCGCAGATACTCACCGTCGGACTACCCCAACTGGAGAACTGATCCATGGCCGCCCTAACCGCAACGATGTCCACCGACCAAGAGGTCGCGATCGGCGTCACCGTCTTCGACAAGGCCCGCCCGACTCCGAAGCCATACGCTTCGACGGCCGACTACCCGCCGGGAGTCACAACCACGTTCGTCAGTGACCACCCGGAGATCGTGGAAGTGGTCGTGCGCCCGGACGGGATGAACGCGGACTGCCTCTCGACTGACGTCGGCGTCGCCGTCGTCACCGTCACCACGACCGGACTCCCGCCCGACACCGTGACGTTCACCGTCACGCGCGCCGCGCCCGGCAGCCAGAACACGACCGTGGGCGCTCCGACCGACGAGCCGTAGGCTTCAAGCCAGCAGTCTGGTGCTCAGGCGGGCCGTTGCTCACGGGAGCGGCGGCCCGCTTTCTCGTGAGGACCTCGGCAGTGCGGCGGAGGATGCGCGAGCAGCGCTAGGCGTTCAGCGTCGGCGCGCGGCAGCCCGCCGTCGTACTCCATGATCGCCGCGCGCTCCTCGTAGAGCTCCAGCGCGATCTCAGCGCGCAGTTGCTTGAGGAACTCACGTTGCCCTGGGTGCATGCGGCTTCCGCTTCGGATCGTTCCACGCACGCGAGCGGCACGCACGCTTCGGACAGACGGCCGGAAGGCGCGTAGATCGTGGGATCCACGAGTGGCCGCAGACGCGGCAGACTAGGCGCGTGACTTTCACGCGAGCGGAGTCTGGATCTTCTCGTTGATCCCGATCCACTTCAAGAGCGGCATCGGCTCCTTGCGCACGTAGGCGTTCCACGCCTTGAAGATCAGCGCGCAGTTGTCGCGGAACGGAAGCCGCGCGCGCCGTCCGACGTTGAGTGCTCGTTCGCGCAGCGCGAAGGCCGGATTGCCCTTCCGAAGCCCCTCGCCCGTCTCTAGACCAGCCATGAATCCAGGCATGGCCGGGTTCTTCGCCGCCATGAACGCAACGAGCCCGAGCGCGCCGCTCGGAAGGCCGGTGACCGCGGCTGGGGACGCCGCTATTCGCGCCGCCTCTTGCAGCTCCTCGGCGTTCGCGTCGATGAGCGTCTTGAGGCGTTGCACGCTGATCCCGAGCTTGGCCTTGGTCTGGCCGATGCACTCGAAATCGCCGTGGTCGTCCAGCATCAGCTTTAGTCGCGCTATCGACGCCACGATCGACGAACGCTTGATCCCCTCCGCGTGAACGAGCTGCCCGACGGTGCGCGCGCGGAATCCGGTGTCGATGGTCGATGACGCTTCGACGCCGTACGCGACGAGAGTTCGGAACGGCTTCTCCGCCGAGACGCAGGCGCGCAGGCGGTGCTCACCGTCGATCACGGAACCCGCCTTGTCGATCTTGATGGTGCAGCCGTTCAGCTCCCATTCGCCTTCACGCATCGCGCGCGCGAGCATCGCGACGTGGTCGAAGCGGGCGCGGCGGACGTTCTTGACACCAACGAGGAGTTCGGTCGCTCTCGCGGGCGTGATGGTTTCTTCCTTGACGATGACGGCGTGGTTTTTCTTGCTCATGGCTATAGCCTGCGCTTGGCCATCCGATGCGTCAAGCCGGATCGGCCGGTCTGCGGCTGGAGCTCACTCCGGGTTCCAGCCGCCTACCACTCCACGGATCTAGGTAGCGCCTTCGGCGCCCAGACCCTCACGCGCTACGCGCTCGCGGGAACGTCCAGCGGGTCACTTCGTTCTCGGTGGACCGTTCGGATGCGGGCTCGCGCGGCTCGCCCTCCGGAGACGGATCAGAGCAGGCACCGATCATCGTTGTCCTTCTCGCGCTCAGCCGAGTCGGACGCTTCCCAAGCAACGAACACAGAACGAATCGCGGCCAGTTCGGCATCGCTCCGCGGACGCCCGTCAAGCTCGTCTTCGAGACCCGCGGCGGCCAGGCGAACGATCACGATCAACTTGCGAAGCAGACGAGGGTTCAGACGGCCGATTGCTACGGCAAGATCAATCGTCGCTCGCGAGGCTTCCTGATGACAACCAGCGCATAGCGTCCAGAGCGTCGTTAGGCGCGCCTCCCAAGGCTGTACGCCACGCTCGTATACGCCATGGTGAACGTGAAGAGTCTTGTCCTGTCGGCCGCACGCACGACAGCTCCAATTGTCGCGTGCCATCACTTCTAGGCGTCTCCGCTGCCAGCGAGGATCCAGCAGCTTCTCGTCGTACGATCGCGACATCTGGCTTCCAGTTCGGTTTGGGGTGGGTAGGGGCGGAAGAAGGGCCTACGCGGCCCTTCTGGGTGCTCGGCCCGGGTTCGGTGGGTCCGGCATGAAGGTGGGGACGTATCGACCATTTCGACGACCTGCGCGGCTAACCATCCCCCGGAGCCCAGCCCATGCTGGCCACGGGCCGGCCAGGCCCGTGGACTTCGCGTGGTCCCTTGGCGCCGCTCTTCTGAGGCCCTCAGGCCACACCCGAGTACCGGGGGTCTTGATGATCGGCGCCGCAGCGGCTTAGACTCGCGCCTGCTTGGTGATTCGAGCAGCGGTGTACCTGGAAACAGGTACAGCGTTCAAGGGCCGCTCCTGGTTTCCACCTAGGGCGGCCCTTACTCTTGCCGCGTGGCGCAGGCGATCGACGACCAACTCGGCGCGGTGGCGGACGAGATCCTCGCCGGCCTGCCGAAGAAGCGGGCTCGGGCCGCGCAGGCTCCTGGCGGCGAGATCGAGCCAGGCAACATCGACCTGACGCATCGCCCGCGCGTCAAGAACGCCGACGGCTCGATCAGTACCGTCCGCTCCATCAGCTTCGAGGAAGACGGCAAGGAAGTCCTGATCCCGACCGTAACGGACGATGGTCGCGTGGTTTCCGACGACGACGCCATCGCGCTCTACAGGAAGACCGGCAAGCACCTCGGCAAGTTCCGAGACGTGAAGAGCGCCGATGCCGCCGCAGAACGGATCCACGAGGAGCAGGCGCGCAGCCTAGAACGGCCCGCGCAGCGCACCGACGAGGAGATCGGATCCGTTGCCGACGAGATCCTCTCGGAACTCCCGCTCTACAAGCCGAGCCCGCTGGAGAAGGCCGCCATCGGCTACAGCGAGGGCATCGCGACGCTGGCGCAGGGGCCGGAGCTCGCGGTGCAGGCGCTCGGGAAGGTGATCCCGCCCGAGATCCTGGAGCGGCACATCCCGATGATCGTGCACGGCGCCCAGAAGGCGGCCGAGCTCGGGCGCTTCATCGAGCAGGACGCGCAGGAGGCCGCTCCTAGCAACCAGCGCGGCGGCAGTATCGGAGCGCAACTCCCTTACGTGGCGGGAACTACGGCGCCGCTGATGATCGCCGGCCAGCTCGGGCCGCTCACGGTCGCCGCCACCGGGGCCGCCCAGTCCGGGATCGCCATGCACCGCGACATCCTCGCGGCGACCGGCGACGAGGCGAAGGCGTGGACCGGGCTCGCGCTCGGCCTCGGGATCGGCGCCACCGAGGCCATCGGCGCCGGGCCGATCCTCTCGAAGCTCGACAAGTTCACCGAGGGGGGCCTCGGGCGCTTCCTGGTGCAGGTCGCGACCGAGACGATCGAAGAAGGGGCGCAGGAGACCGTCCAGCAGGCGCTCCAGGACGCCGCCGAGACCGCGCTGACCCCGAAGGAGATGTCGTTCCTCCAGCGTCTGGAGAGCGCTGGGAAGGCCGGGGCGCTCGGCTTGGTCTTCGGTGGGCTCACCGCCGGCTCGGTCGGCGGCCTCGCCCACGGGGCAGCCCACGCGTTCACGGACGAAGCGCCGCCCGCGCCGGCACCGCAGCCTGGCCACAAGACCATCGAGCAGGTCTCGGACGAGGCGCGCGCGGAAGCGCAACGCAACGCAACGCAACAGCCACAGGCCGCTACAGTGGCCGAGGAGCCGGCCCGAGTAGCTCAAGTGGCAGAGGGCGCCTTGGCGCCGGTTGGTGGTTCGACTCCACCCTCGGCCGGCTCCACTGAACCCAAGACTTACGCGCACACCGAGGAGCCGGCGAGCAACTCCTCGGTCCAGCCCGGCGACGAACTCGGCCCGGTCGAGGTCGTGCCGATCGCTGACCTCCACGAGTTCAACCCGGCGAAGAAGCCCGAGGCCGCCAAGGTCGAGGAGATCAAGGCCGCGATGGAGTCCGGCGAGGAACTCCCGCCGGTGATCGCGCACCGCGAAGGCGAGAAGCTCGTGATCGACGACGGGTCACACCGCATCGAGGCCGCGAAGGCGCTCGGCTTCGACTCGGTCCCAGTGCGAGAGGTCACCTACGCCGAGGACGTTGCGAAGCGCGCGAAGGAGCAGCCCGCGCGCGAGGAGAAGCCGACCACACGCACGGCCGATCTCGTCTCCGCCATGCGCGGGCTCGTCCAGGAACACGAGCGCGCCGACGAGGACGCGGGCGAAGACCTCCCCGCGGCGATCCAAACCGCCGAGCGGGTGCTCGACCAACGTCGCGCGGCGAACATCCCCACCACCGAGCTCGACGACACGCTGAAGGATCTGCTCGACGCCACCAAGGTCGTCCCGTCCGAGGACTTCGGCTCGTCGAAGGAGCAGGCGCAGACGCGCTACATGCAGGCCGCGGTCACGAAGGCGCGCGCCACGCTCGACGTGTTCGACGCGGCGAAGCGCGCCGCGCGCCCGCGCTCCGACGAAGACCTCGCCGCCGATCGAGTCATGCGCGGCGAGCACCTCTCGCTAGAAGAGATGACCGCGACGCCTAAGGCGATCGAGAAGGCCGCGCGTCGCCTCGGCCGCGGCGAGACGCCACCCGCGAACCCCGAGCAAGTGACCGAGGCCGCGAAGAAGCTCGAAGAGCCGAAGGAGGCGGCGACGCCCGAATACGGCATGGAGCATCGGCCCTCGGCTGATGGCCCGCCAGCGCACGACCTTCTCGAAGGCGATAGCGCGCCGCGAGACATCTACGAGAGGCCAGACCTCTACACGGGGTTCGAAGGTCCGATCCTGAACGCCACCAAGCTCGCGCTGAAGAAGGCGCGAGGCAACCCCGACGCACTCGTCACGATCTACCGCGCCAGTCCAAAGAACGAGCTGAACTCCGGCGACTGGGTGACTTTCTCTAAAAAGTACGCCGAGGGCGCGGCTGATCCGGGCGACACCGTAAACGCCTTCACCGTCAAAGCCTCTGACGTACGGTGGGCTGGCGATGATCTCGCCGAATGGGGCTACTTTCCGACTCCGCCCTCCGCCGTCCGCGAGACGGAACCTCCCGCAGCGCAAGCTGCGCCGACAATCGCCACGGAGGCACCGCTCGGGGTGGCCGAGGCGGAGGGCGGTCCTTCCAGCGTGACCCGTGAGAGCGCCGGGCAGGGTGTTGCGAGCCCACTTTCGGCCGACCGCCCGGCGTCGGCTGCCCCATCCACGGGGCCGGGCACTGAACCGATCCGCACGACCGGCATCAAGAATCGCACGGTCGATGCGCAACTCGCGGAGATGGGCCTCCCGCCGGCCGAGCACGGCGAGCGCGTCGCCGACATCGACCGGCACGCGCGCGCGATGGAGCAGCTCCGCGCCGATCCGCACGCGGGCGAACGGCTCGTCAACGACCTGGAAGCCGGCCCGCGCCCTCCAACCGCCGACGAGGGCGCGCTCCTCGCGTTGGAGGTCAACCGACTGATCGTCGAGCGCGATGCCGCGCAAGCCGCGTTCAACGCCGATCCGACGCCGGAGAACCAAGCGCGCATCGACGCCGCGGTCGAGAACTATGCGCGCGCCGCCGACGTTGTCACCAAGGCCGGCACCGAGAGCGCCCAGTCGCTCCGCATCCGCCGCATGATGATCGCGCGCGATTACTCGCTCGCCGAGATGGAGCGCGCGATTCAGGTCGCGAAGGGTGGCGCGCCGCTGACCGAGTCCGAACGCGCGAACGTGCGCGAGCTCCACGACAAGCTCGCCGCCGCCGCGAAGGCGCACGAGGAGTACGTGGCCGCCGCTGAGGTCAAGCGCACCGCACTCGAAGCCGAGAACGCGCTCCTGCGCCTCAAGACAGAAGCGACGCAGCCGGCGCGCGTCTCGAAGCGCAAAGCCGCCATCGCCGAATCGCGCGCCAAGATCGACGCGATGGTGAACGAGCTCGCGAAGCTGTCGCAGCGCGCGCGCACCGGTCTCGACACGGACACGCTCGCGCTCACGGTCAAGCTCGCGGCCGAGCACCTCAAGATCGGCTACCAGCACTTCGCCGCATGGGCGGAGGAGATGGTCGCGCGCATCGGCGAGCACATCCGGCCGTACCTTGAGCCGGCGTGGGAGGCGGCTCGCAAGGTCCACGCGGCGACGCTTACCGAGCCGATCGCCACCAAGCTCGCGGCCGGCTCACAGCTCGAAGAGCTCGGCCCGCAGATACAGAAACTCGCCGCGCACTTCGTCGCCACCGGCATCACCGAACGCGAGCCGCTGATCGATGCCGTCCATGGCGCCCTCCAGGAGGTCGCGCCCGGGATCACGCGCCGCCAGACGATGGACGCGATTTCGGGCTACGGCCAGTTCCGCCAGCTCAGCAAGGGCGAGGTCGCGACCAAGCTGCGAGACCTGAAGGGGCAGATGCAGCAGATCGCCAAGCTGGAGGAGCTCAACGCGGGGCTCCCGCCGCTCAAGACTGGGTTCGAACGTCGCGAGCCGACCGACACCGAACGGCGCCTCATCAAGCAGGTCAATGACCTCTCGCGTCGCCTCGGAATCCGCGTGACGGACCCGGCGACGCAGCTCAAGAGCCGCCTGGAGTCGCGGAAGACCTACCTGCGCAATCGGATCTCCGACCTGGAAGACCTGATGACGCGCGGCGAGTTCGGTCCGAAGCCGAAACCGCCCCCGCTCGCGCTCGACCGCGAAGCGCTCAAGCTCAAGGCCGACTACGAGCAGGCGCGCCGTAAGTTCGAGACGCAGAAGCGCATGCACGAGCTCGCGAACCGCACGCGCATGCGCAAGATCCTGGACGCGGCCAAAGAGGCGGTGAACCTGCCCAAGGCTCTGATGACCGCGTGGGACTTCTCGGCCGTCCTGCGACAAGGCGCGTTCTTCTCGCTCGGGCATCCGCTCGACACGGCGCGCATCCACATCCCGCGCATGCTCAAGGCGACAGTCTCCGAGCGCGGCGCCCTGGAGATCGACACGCTGCTCCGCAATCGCCCGCTCCACGCCTTCGGCGAGGCTTCCAAGCTGGAGCTGACGAAGCACGGAGATGACCTCGGGCCGCACGAGGAAGCGATCCGCTCCGCGCTCTCCGACAAGATCCCGGGCGTGAAGGCGTCCAACCGCGCCTTCATCACGTTTCTGAACTCGCAGCGCGCGGTCGCCTTCGACGCGCTCGTGAGCTCGATCCCCGGCACGCCGACGCTGGAAGAAGGCAAGGCGATCGCCAACTTCGTGAACGTCGCGACCGGTCGCGGCAACCCTGGCAAGTTCGCGGGCGCCCTCAGTGCGCTCTCGATCCCGCTGTGGTCGCCGCGCCTTCTCCTCTCACGCTTCCAGCTCCTCCTCGGCCAGCCGTTCTACGGGGGCGACACAGCTACGCGCACGAGGATCGCCGCGCAGTACGCGCGTTTCCTGATCGGTGTCGCCGGCGCCTACGGGCTCGCGAAGCTGGCCGGCGGCGCGTCCGACGACAAGGACAAGCCGACCATCGAGACGGACTCCCGCTCGTCCGACTTCGGCAAGATCAAGGTTGGCAATACCCGCATCGACCCGCTGGCCGGGCTCTCGCAGGTCACGGTCCTGCTCTCGCGCCTCGCCTCCGGCGCCACCAAGAGCTCGACCACGGGCGAGGTGACGCCGATCCGCGGCGACGTGCCGTACGGAAAGAGCACCGCTGCCGACGTCGTGTTCAACTTCCTGCGCTCCAAGCTCTCGCCGACGATCGGTGTGCCGCTAGACATCGCCTCCGGCGAGAACATGGTCGGCGAGCCCGTCACGCCGGCCGGAGTCGCGAAGGACCTCCTCGTGCCGCTCTCCTTCCAGGACATCCAGCAGGCCATGCAAGAGCGCGGCGTGTCCGCAGGCGCCGCGCTCGGCATCCTCTCGATCTTCGGCGCGGGACTCCAGACGTACCAACCGCACGTCTCCACGAAGCACAAGAAGAAGTGACGCCATGACCGCACCCAAGCTGATGGAGATCCGGCTGCCGGCGGGCGACGCGCCCGGGTTCCAGATCGACTACGACCTGAACACCGGCGCGCGCAAGCTGTGGAGCTCCGACTGGATTGGCAAGGGCTTCGACGGTGTGCGTTTTATCGGCGCCGGCCGCGACCTCACGCACATCCGGCCCGGCGCGTCGTGGGACACGATCGCCGTCGAGCGCCACGCCGGTATCGTGCAGCTCGAATCACTCACGGTCCACGTCTCACGCACTTCCGGAGTTCACTTCGGCATCTCGCGCCGCGAGAAGCCGCTGATCCCGTCGTTCAAGCTGATCGGGCGCGACGTGATGATTGAAGCCGACGACCCGCCCGAGCACCGCGGCTCCGGCATGTGGGGCCTCTTCACGTACCTCGCCGACATCGACATGGCGCACTGCCTGTGGCGGTGCAAGCACCTCACCGAACACGCGAGCTATCACCACGGCTTCGCGTCCACCGGCCTACGCTGGGACGAGAACGAGGTCGAGTCGAGCGGCGCCGAGTGCCTGAAGGTGCGGCCCGATCCGAGCGAGACGTTCCCGACGCCGAAGGCGCTGATCGTCGTGCAGCGCTCCAAGTTCAAGGACTGGTATGCGCCATGGAGCTCGCGCGGTGGCGGCGGCATGGTGATGCAGGGCACCGGCCTCCCGATCTGGATCAAGGGCTGCGAGTTCTGGGCGCCGCTCCAGGACGCGAGCCACACACGGTGTGTGATGGTGGACGACAACGGCGGCAAGTTCTGGGGCGCGGGCACCGGCGCGCTCTCTAAGGGCTTCGCCAATGGCCCGATCCTCATCGAGGACTCTGCCTTCCGCGCCGGGATCGGCACCGAGAACCTCACGCCCTGCATTCGTGTCGGGCCCGACGGCGGCACTCAGCAGACGGCGCGTTCCGTCACGATTCGCCGCTCTGCCATCTACGGCAAGAACACGCAGCTCCAGTTCTCGAACATCCCTGCCGGCAAGCTGCTCGTGGAGGGCTGCAACACACCGCAGCTCCGCGACCTCGCGCACAACCGCGGGATCGACACCGAGTTCCAGACCGGCATCCCGACGCACGATCGCGTCATCCCCGTCAGCGAAGGATTCTCCGCATGAAGACCGCGCTCTACGTCCTCTCCTGTGTCGCCGCGTGCTGGCTCGTCGTCGCCTGCACCTCGCCCGAGCAGCAGACCGCCGCGCAGGAGCTTGCCGAGGCCGTGACCGCCGCCACCAAGGACGGCGTCGTAACAGCCGAGGAACAAGACCTCATCACGTCGAAGTTCAAGGCGTACCAGGACGCGCCCAAGACCGACTGGGCGGGTCTCGCGGCGACGGCGCTCGGAACCCTCACGACGACCTTTCTCGGCATCCGGATCCTTCCGAACCGACACCTGATCGGGAAGGCCGAGGCCGCCGCGCTGGACAAGGCCGCCGGCACGGGCTGATCCGCGAGATTCCCCCTTGCGGGGTGGCGGCACCCCGGTACGCTCCGGTGATGAACGATCACCTGGAGGAGGTATGAACCGCCGCGCGTTCGACGCCATCCTGCGGCGCGTCGCGACGGGGAACGAGCTCTCGCGCATCGAGATCGAGAGCGTCGTCGCCGACTGCTCCCGCCTGCGCGAGATGATCTCGACCTTCTGCACCTTGTGCAGCGAAGGCACCTCCAAGACCGAGGTGGGTCGCTTCTTCCTCACGCTCGACGGTGCGCCGTACGACGGCCACGAGCGCCGCAAGGTCACCAAGCTGCCGGGGCTCCAGTGAGCCTCTTCCTCGGTATCGATCCGGGCGCGAGCGGTGGCATCGCGTGGCTACAGCCGAACGAGCCTCACATGAAGGGGCTCGATCGTCGCGAGGCGGACAAGATGCCGGACACGGAGCGCGACACCTGGGAGCTGATCCGGCGCTGGCGCGACAGTGCGACGCTCGCCGTGATCGAGGCGGTTCATTCGATGCCGAAGCAAGGCGTCGCATCATCCTTCAAGTTCGGGCGCTCGTACGGGTTCCTCCGCGGCTGCCTGATCGCGAGTGGCATCCCGTTCGAAGAGGTCACTCCGCAGCGCTGGCAGAAGGAGCTCGGCTGCCTCTCGCGCGGCGATAAGAACGTGACCAAGGCACGGGCGCAGCAGTTGTTCCCGTCGCTCAAGGTAACTCACGCAACCGCGGACGCGCTCCTCCTCGCCGAGTACGCGCGCCGTCTCCACGTCTCTCGAAACCAACAGCCGACACCATGACCGAATCGACCGAGCCCGAGAAGAAGGCAAAGAAGCAACGCCGCGCGCCCGAAGAGGTTGCCGCGGAGTACGAGCGTCGCGCCGCACGCATCAAGCACGCCGGTAAGCGCGAGGCGCTCGGCATGCTGCGGAACACGTACGGCTGGCTCGGCGACGCGCAGACCGCAGCGGGCAATCCGCCCGAGGTGCGCGGGTCCGTCGAGACCGCGCTGCAAGCGATCTCCGAGGCCATCGAGAAGCTGGAAGCGCTGATCCCTGAGGAGGCGAGGTGAAGGCGCTGTCAACCGTCGTCGCATGCGCTGTAGTCGGCGCACTCATCGGCGCGATCGCCTGGACAGCGCGACGCATCCAAGAACAACTGAGCCTGAGCAGCGGCCCAGGGGACGCCCGATCCGCGCCCCCATCGCCTTCGCCCTCTCCCTCCTCACGGAGCGATGGCGGGGCCGCTGCTCTTTCTTCGAGGCCCGCCGCAGACGTTCCGCTTCCGCCGAAGCGAGACCCGTTTGGGGCAACGGGCGGCGGGCCGACCTCTTCATCCCTCATCCTCTCCTGGGTAGGCAACGACGACTTGGACCCTGGCATGTACCCGACCGCTGACGGCCTCTGGGCGCGAACTGGAGAGCTCTGGAGTGACGAGAGCTTCCTCTCCCTCACCGAGGACGAACTGCACGACCTCCTGGCGCTGGACGACGGCTTCGGGTTTCACGGCCCGAAGCGGATCACGGAGATCCTCGGGCCGCTCCCGACCAAGGCCGACTGCGATGCGGCCGTGCGCGACCCGATCGTCGAGATGAAGCTGATGAGCGTCTGCACCGACGAGCTGTTATTGCTCTCCATCGAGGGGCGCCCCAGCGATCCCGCATGGCAGCGCGCGATCGAGCTGTCGCGCAAGATCCTTGCCGAGAACGAGCTCGCGCTGATGCAGACGCTCGACGAGCGGTCAAGCTTCAAGCACTGGACGACGCTCTACAAGGCGTGGAGGCGCTGGAGCCAATGACGGACTGGAACGAAGAGGCGCGACAGCTGTGGCCGGAAGAGAGCGTCGCGAGCGACGTGAACAGATGGCGCGCACTTCACCTCGCATACAAGATGGCGAACGAGGTGCGCGGCATCGCGCTCAATGGGCCGACGGCCGAAAAGCTACGGCGCGAAGCAGCCGACGAGCGCGCGGAGGCGATCGCGAAGGCGATCGAGGCTAACGAAGATCACGATTACTATCGCTGCGACGACGGCCGGGCGGGCTGGAGCGACTCGCAGGAGTCAGCCGCCGACGTCGCCCGCTCGTTCATCGAGAAGAAGGCGGAGCGGCTGAAGATTGACGACCTCAAGGACGGAAGCGCTGGGCCGACGTTCATGCCGCCTCCGCCAAAGGCGGAGCCTACGGATGGCGTAGTGGATTTCAGCAAGAGCGAGCCGTGGAAGCAGCCTAATCGAGTAGTCATGGACACTGCCACCGAGGCGGCGATGCACATGCACGCCGAGCTCCAACGTGAGTTCCACGCCAAAATCGAAGCGGCGATCCGCGCAGACGAGCGTGAGAAGACGCAAGCGAGCATGCGCGATGCAGTCGCTGAGCACATGCGCGCTAGTACCGCACTATTGGAGTCGATGTCGCGATGGCGCACAGTGCAACTCGTATCGCAGCGCGAGGCCGTGCTGGAAGAGGCGCTGCGCGACATCATGAATAAGTCTGAATTGCAGGACCGAGACACGGTAGCTCGTCATCGATCGATTGCCCGCCGCGCGCTGGAGTGGAAGCCGTCGTGAGGCGCGTACCGAAGCCGAGCAAGCGCCTGATGCGCAAGCGGATGCGCGCGCGCAGTCTGCGCGCGAAGGTCCAGCTCATCCAGGGCGTGCGGCGCACGAGGTTTTGTGGGGCTGTATGGGTTGGAGAGAGCGAACACGCGGACGCAGAACCGCGCCCGCAGGCCAAGGAGGCCAAATGATGACCCTGATTCCCCTGCTTCTCTTCTGCTGTCAGTCCGTGGCGCCATCCGGAGGGACCACGCCTGTCGGGGCCGCTGACGGGACCACCTGGACCGACGGCACGACGACCATCGTGCTGAGCGTCGGCGACAACCCAAACGGCGGCGTCTACACCAACCTGATCGACTCCTCGGGCTTCTCGCAGCCCGTCAACTCTTCGCAGGGAGGCGACACCGCGACCGGCGGCGTCACCTCGTACAACTCGCAGGCGATGAACGCGCCCGGCGGCAGCGGCACCTACCGCGTCGTCAACGGCAAGCTCTGCAAGCGCAACTCGCGCGGGAAGTGGGTTCCGCTACGCAAGGTGAAGACACCGAAGCAGCAGCAGAAGCAGAAGACGGGTGGTTCCCTTGCGCCGACGTTCCTGCACACCGGAGACGTCGCCCCTTTCAAGGGCAAGCTCTCCTCGCCGTTCTACCGCGGCGTCATCCTCGACCGCGGCGAGCAAGCTCCGTTCGACGGGCAACTCGTACCGGCCGATAATGTCGTCGGTTTGCCTCAGTGACGTACATCCAGCGGGGCGGAGCCTACGGCCGCCCCGCGCCATTTGAGAGCGCCATGACCGACACCCACGCGCCTCTGACCCCTCCCGAGCTTGCCGCGCTGGCCGAGCGTGTGCGTTCCTGGAAAGCGCAGACCAGCTACTGGAAGTCTCACTCGTTCGAGATGCAGTGCGGGGAACTTGAGCGCCTCCTCGCGACGATCGACTCTCTCCGCGCCGACCTCGCCGCGCGCGAGCGGAGAATCGCGGAGCTCGAAGCGTCGCTGAGCATATGGGAAGCGATGCAGGGATGGCTGGAGCGAGACGAGCATCGTACGGCGATCTTTTCGGTTGACGGCAAGACCGTGAACGTTCAGCTTCTTACTGGGGACGATGCTGTAAGTGGCGGAGCTTTGCGGGCCGACAGAGCCTTGGCCGCAGCTCTCGACGTCGCCGCTCTTGCCGCAGAGGGGGAGGCGCAACATGGCTAAGCCGTGCTGCCCCGCCATCTCGACCGCGCTTGAAGTGATCCACGACAAGGATCATCGGAACGGCTTCTCTGTGGAGACGCCCGTCAACATGCGCACCGGCAAGTTCGGGCGCGCCGAGGTCGTGGTGCGCGCTGGGAGCAAGTTCGTCATGCTGAACTTCTGTCCGTTCTGCGGCACGGCGCTCCGTGCCCGCCGCCGCGAGGAGCGAAGACGATGACCGCACTAGATAAGCTCATCCGCGCAGCGATCGCCGACTACATGGAAAGCGAAGGCTGCTCGTGCTGCCGAATCATCGACGACCACGAGGCGGCAAAGGAGCGCCTTGCGAAGTTGCTCAACGTGCCGAAGCACGCGGACGGATCCGGGTACGACTTCGCGCAGTTCAGAACGAACGGGAAGGCCCCACGATGACCGCTGACCACGTCATCCTGTACGACGCGAAGCTGCGACGGCCCTGCTGCGTCCTCCTCGCTGCGTGCGCCGGCACCACTGGAGCTGAGCGGCGCTTCCCGAGCGAGTCGTGGCTGACCTTCCCGACGGACGACTTGAAGTGCTACCAAGTCACGGACGACCAACTCGACCTTCTCGTGGCAGATGCGCGGCGGCGCGCGAATGCTGGAGAGTTTGCCGATGACCGCTGACCACGACGAGATCGCGCGACTGCGCGCGCAGCTCGCCTCCGTTCAGTCTTCCGCGGACGAGACAGCGGCGGCGCTGTGGAAGGCGCAGGCGGAGTGCGAGAGGTTGCGCGAGAAGGTGGAAGCGATAGACGCGATCGAGGCTCTCGTCGCCCGGACTCCAGCCGGCGAGGGGTACGTAGCGGTCGGAGCGAACCACGACGACGACGCGAAGATCTCCGGCTGGTGCTGCGAACTCACGGACGACGACGGCTACGTAGTGGTCGTCTCGCACTTGCCGAGCCCGGCCGCCGCGATCCTCTCCGCCCTCTCCGCCGCCAAGGCGAAGGAGGCCAAGTGAAGCGCTGCCCGGATTGCCTGCGCCCGGTCGCGACCAAGGCGCAGTGGAGCGGAATGGATGCACACCCAGGCGAGTGCGAGTGCGAGACGTGCAGCGGGACCTGCTGGGGATGCGACGCCGAGGCGGCTGCGCAGGCTCGCGGCAGAGCGAAGCGCGCCGACCTAGAGCGGCGCACGGTGGAGCTGCTGGGCGATCTAACCGATCCGGACGGCAGCTATGGGCCAGAGATACCTGAGTCATTCCAGGGCCGTGCCCGCGCGCTGCTCGCAGAGTGGAAAGAGGTGTCCCGTGGCTGACCCGCTGACCGAGGCAGAGATCGAGGAGCTGCGCGCGAAGCTCCCCGAGTTGCTCATCGAGCACACGCCGAACCTGTGCCCAGTGTGCAGGGGAACGCGGTTCGTTGGAATGCGATCGTTCTCAGAGCCGCGACGACAGATCGAGCAGTTGTGCTCCGCCTGTCGAGGTCAAGGAACGATTGGCGGCCACGCAGAGACCGTTGCCGCGCTGGGACAGTTCGACCGCCTGCTCGCCTCGCTGACGGAGGCGCGGGCGCTGCTATCAGATGCGGTGTTCGTCGCGGGCAACGCCGCCTCGCATTGGCACGGATCGAGCGACAAGAACATGAGCCTGACCGTCGAGGAATGCCCGGGGTGCGCGGCTGAGATGGAATCCGCAGCCGCGCTCGATAGGATTCGCGCCTACCTCCGCTCCGGCGACGCGCCGGAGAAGAAAGGAACCAAGTGAGCAAGCTCGAAGCGTGGATCGTCCTGCTGTCGCTGCTCGTGACGGCCTGGTTCCTCGGTTCTGCGCACGGCTACAGGCAGGCAAACAAGAAGATCCGAAGGATGCTCCGCCATGACCCGCGCTAGGCAGCCCAGGGCGGTGACGGCGTGGGCGCTGCTCAACACGAGCGACGGCTACATCTACGCGCCGACCTGCGATTGGACTCGGCGCGACGTGCTGAGGCACACGGACGGGCGCGAAGACCTCAAGCCGATCCGCGTGCGTATCGTCCCGCTCCCGGCGAAAGACGCCACCTCCGAAGGAGTGGCGACCGGTCCAGGATGGACCGCCTCGCCCAGTGGGGCGAGGAAGGAGGCGAACCTTTCGGAACCTCGGTACATCACACAGGAGCAGATGGCGACCATGGCCTGTCCGTTCCCGCCCGAACCTGGCTACGAAGGTGAGACTCTCGCGTGCGGGCACCCGCTATCCGAACTCGCGTATCGATGCGGAAAGTGCCACCCGGAGAATGAGGCGCGCCCCGTGACCGACTTCGCCGAGACCCGCACCGCCGCGCTCCAGGAGGCCGCGCGGATGGCGAGGGAGGAGGCAGCGAAACAGACCGGACAGGACTGCCTTCACACCGGCGACGTGCTCCACGCGCTCGCCGACAAGCTCACCGCGCTCGCGGCCTCGGGCGCGGGGGAAAGTGAACATGGGGACGTAGCTCAACCGGCTTCAACGGCCAGGCAGAGCGGACCGCTGGCCTCGGCCAGTCCCGATGCAGGTTCGAATCCTGCCGTCCCCGCCTCCCCCGCCGCCGAGCGCGAGGCTCGCAGGAAGCGGGCGCTAGCGTTCGCCGTAGAGCGCGCGTGGCGGCCGAACTTCGGCGGACACATCGACATGCTCGCCAACTTCGCAGAGGCCGAGCTCGCACGCGAGCGGAGGCAATCGTGCAGGCACCTCTACACGATCCGTTGGGCGTCAGAGGTCTCGTGCCAAGACTGCGGCGCAAGGCTTCGTAGCGGGGAGTGGGTCCGGCCGTGAACGAGCACGAAGAGCTGCCGACGATCACGACTGAATACCTCGCCGCCATGCTCGATGAGCTCACGCGAACCAAGCCTCTCGACGTGAAGCCGTGCGCACTCTGCCAGAACACCGGCCTCATCGGTCGCAAGTTCCGCTGCTGGCTCTGCCGACCGACTACTCGCCGAACCGCTTCGCGCGACTCATCTTCTCATCGTGGCGCATGATCTGCCCCATCGAGCCCTCCGGGAACTGACTCGACTTCAGCTTGGCGGCGAGTCGGCGTCCCCAGCCTTCTCCCATCTCATACCTGTTCGCGTCACACCCGTGTTCATCGCACGAGTCGTCCGGCTTCTCCAAGAGCTCGTCGGTGGACTTCTTCTTCGCGTACACCCACATCGGGATTTCCTCCTCCAGGCATGTCGGCCGGCTCGCCTCGCGTAGCTCGGGGTCACGTCCGTAGCGCGTGCAGTCGCGCAACAGGAACGTGCGGACGATTCCTTTCGGGTCCTTCAGCCCCCAGCGCATGAGGTCGATGCCGGCGAGGTCTGGCTTCTGCCGGCGCAGCGTGTTGTCGGCCCCGATCGCGATGGCTGGTGACGTGCGCTGCGCCGCACCGATCGGTGCGCGCGCGCCCGTGAGCCGCATGTTGAAGTAGTCAATATCGGCGTTCCGAGACGGATCGCACGCAAAGTAGCGGATATCGAACTCGCGCCACAGCTCCTCGGCGACATCGGCCCACTTCTCGCGTTGCCAGTTGAGCCGGTACACCTCCGCCACGAGGAACCGGCGCGAGAACCTGTCGTAGCCCCACACTTGGATCACGCCAGGATCCGGGTGATAGCCCCAGTCTACGCCGGCACCGAACCAGTCCAGGCGCACGGGCGTCGTACGCATCGGGTCTTGCTTCTGCTTCGGGTCCTCCTGAACCCAGTCCGGGTGTTTGACGTGCAGGAGCCACGAGCGGTCAACCTGCTGCTCGACGTGCCCAGACAGGAGATGCACGGCCGGGTCAAACTCCTCCAGGATCTGCCCTTCCTCGCTGCACCACTCGTGCTTGAGGTACTTGCGCCGCGCGACTCCTCGCAGGCGCCCGAGGACCCCGATGATGTAGTCGGTTCCCTTCTTCCGGTACTTGCCGGCCTTGTGGTCGAAGAACAGCGGATTGTCCTCGTGGCGGCTGTCGATCCATCGCATGCGCCCGAGCTCGGTGGCGCCACACTTCTCGCAGCGAGCCGCGCCGCCATCCGTTTGCGGCGTCCCGCACCGAAGGCACAGGAGTTCCTTCGCGCGCCGCAGGATCCAGTGATTGCGCCCGCCCGGGTTCACGTCGGCGATCATCTGCTGGTAGGGCCCGGCGCTGCCCGAGAGGCGCGAGAGCAGCATGTCCCAGCCCTTCGGGTCCGGCTGCTGCTCGGCCTGGAAGAACTTGATCGAGTCGAGCTCGGCCGAGAGGAATCCGGCCGGGTCGTCCATGCCGCCGAGGATCACGGTCGATCCGTTCGGGTGCTGGTACGTCGAACGTCCCTCGCGCTGTCGTCCACCGAGCATCGGGTGATGGCGCCCGAGGATCTTGTTCTCCCAGTCGGGTAGCACGGACTCCGAGAGCGAGCGCCGCGTCATGCGGACGAAGAGTTGCCGCCAACCCGGGTACGTCTCGGCCTCGTACTTCGCCTTGACGAGGACGCCATTGGTCTTGCCCGTTCGCGCACCGCCCGCGATGACAACCTCGCGCTCGTCGGCGAGGAACAGTTCCGCTGCGCCTCCAAACAGCGCGTGCTCTGTCACGCGCGCTCTACGCCGTCAGCACACCCGCCGCCGGCTTTGCGAGCGCGCGCAGGGTCGGCCCGGCCGCGCGCGTGCTCTGCGCAATCAACTCGCCCTCCAGGACCATCGAGAGCCCTTCGTCCTTCCACTCGGGGAAGCTGAGGATGCTCGACCCCGGACCGATGGCGACGATCATGATGTCGCCGACGTGGATGTCGAGCGGCTCGCGCTTCCCATCCGGAAGACGCCACCCGTCGCCGACCGCCAGCACCTCGCACTCGTACTTCACGCGATCGGCGACGCCCTCTGGCAACAGGATGTTCGTGGCCTGGTTGCGGGGGCGAATCAGGACCCACTCGCCACGCGGGCGAATGGTTGATGCGAGCGAGGTTTCGGTCTTCATGGCCGGGAGACTAGACTCCGCCGACCATGGTCAACAAGAACGTTCTCGTGGTGACGCTGGACGACGCCGCGCAGGCCGACACGGACGAGCTGCGCGCGGCCGGCTGGATGCCGACGTACGACTCCCTCGTAGCCCAAGGGATCGAGTACCGGCAGGCGTACTGCTCACCGCAGTGCTCGCCGTCGCGCCGCGGGATCTTCTTCTCCAAGTTCTACTTCTCGGAGAGCGGCGTCGGGTGCGACCCGATGCCCGGTGCAGAGCCGCCGCTTTCGCTGCCGTCGATTGCTGACGTCGCGGCAACGGCGCTCGTCCAGAACCGCGCGCTCTTCGGCAAGTGGCACCTCGGCGGCGACCCGACGGATCCGACCGGATCGACGTTCCTCACGGCCCCGCTCGTCCACGGCTTCACACACTGGCAAGGGACGCCAGGGAACATGACCTCGTGCGGCGGCTCGGGCTACTCGAACTGGAAGTACGCCAACACCGCCGCCGGCACGTACTCGCCGTCCACGCTCTACTCGCCGCTGGAAATCGAACAGCAGCTTTCGGCCTACATCGCGGCGCACTCTGGCGAACCGATGTTCATCAAATGGTCGATGAACCTCCCGCACGCCCCCTTCCACACGGTTCCGACGAGCTGCCGTCCGCCCGGCTACCCCGCGATCACCATCACCGACCGCGACCGCTTCAAGATGATGCTCGCGGCGGCCGACTACCAGCTCGGCCGCGTCCTCGCGCCGCTCGCACTCTCAGACTGGCTCGTGATCGTGATCGGCGACAACGGGACGCCGGAGTCGATCTCGCCCGACCCCGCGCGCGCGAAGAACTCCACCTACGAGCGCGGCGTCCGCATTCCGCTCGTGATGGCGGGCGCCGGCCTCATCCCGTCCACCTCGGAGAAGCTCGTATCTGGCGTGGACATCCTGCCGACGCTGGCGGACTACTGGACCGTTGCACCTCCGACCGGCATCGACGGGATCTCGCTCGTCGGCGGGACGCACGGCTTTGTCCTCGTCGGGCAGGCCGGCGGCTGGTTCGGAGGGAACCCTGCCGTGCCTGGCGACTGGGCAGCGATCGGCAACTTCACGGGCGGGCAGCGATGGAAGCTCCGCCGTTTCGGGCTTCCGAACCAGGCGCTCACCGAGGAGCTGTACGACCTCGTGGCCGACCCCGACGAGCTCGTGCCGCTCGTGCCCAACACCCACTTTGCGATCTCGCTCTACCTGCGCAACCACCTTCTCGCTGCCGGGGCCCCGTGATCATTCGCTGCGCCGTCTCCTCCGCGCCCACGGCCGGAACTCCGCCGGTGACGCAGGACGTCAAGGTGGCGAGCGGCCCCGCATCGACGCTGACGCCGAAGGCGACGCTCTACCGCGCGACAGCCGGCACCACGCTCGGTACCGAGGTCAACGCCTACCGGATGCTGCTCGGGATGACCGACGGCACGACGAGTCGTGCGCTCGGCGCGATGGCCGAAAACGGAAGCGCCGTCGGAGCGCAGGACTGCCGCACGCGCATTGCCAACGCGCACGTCATCGACGCGCCCCTCGGCGCGTCTGGCGCCGTCAACGGCGTCGCAGCCTTCTCCAGCTTCGGCGCAGGCGGCAGCACGGTCTCGTGGAGCGACCTCCTAAACGCGGCCTCGCTCATAACCTCCGTTGACTGGTACGGCGACGACATCGACGTCAAGGTGGTCGAGTTCACGCACACTGGCTCGCAGAACGCGACGCAGGACGTGCCCGACCTCGGGTTCGCGCCGGATCTCGCGGTGCTCTACTCGCACTGGAGCGCGTACGCGGCGGACTCGGACTCGGCCGACGGGCGAGTCGGCATCGGGTACGCCGTGAAGACGATCGCCGGCACCATCGAGCAGTTCTGTGTCAGCGATCAGAACCAGGACGCGCCGCAGGTCTTGACCTGGAAGGGCGGCACCAGACTCTCCGATACGCGCTGCGCCTACCGCACCGACGAGACGACCGACGGCGCCGGACTGGAGCTCACTAGCTGGAACGGCAATACGCCGACCTTCACGAAGCGCGACGCGGCCGAGAACATCAGCGCGGCGATCCTCTTCGTCCACTTCCGGACTCCGCGCGCGCTGCGGGCGATCGTGCTTCCGACGACCGACCCGGGGGGCGGTGCGCCCTGGCTCGACACCTCGACGACAGGCAACAAGACGATCGCGCTCGGGATGACGCCGGTCGCCTACGCGATGATCGGGACGATGCTGGCGACGAAGAACAGCACGAACACCACCAACAGCACCCGGTCGGTCATCTCGGAGGGCTGGTGGACAGGGCCGGAGTCGGTCTGTGTGAGCATCCAGGCGGGTGACACGAACCTCGCCGGGACGAGCTCGGCCACGCGCAGCGTCACCAGCTCCAAGCTCGTGGATCTCCTGAAGCCTGTCGCTGGCGGGACTCTCGTGCGCGACTGGGCTGCCTCACACGTTGACGTGACGCCCGCCGGCCTCGTCGTGAACATCGACACGGCGTCCGCGGCGGCAAGGCTCTCCGCCATCGTCGCGATCGGAGGTCTCGATCCCGGCCCGATCCTGCCGCAACGCCGCTGGCGTCGGCAGCTCGGGAGGATGTAGACCCGGGCTCGGGCCGTCCCTACCCTGACGGTTCATCCCCGAGGGGCTTCCTCGGGCCTCCAACTCCCACGAGGAAACCACAATGTCTCGGTTCTACACGGTCACGCTGAGCAATGCCGCCGTGACACAGGCGGCCAACATCCTTCAACTGCCGATCTCGGCCAGCCAGTGCGTGCGGTTGGTCTCTGGCTTCATCGGGCAGAGCTCCGACGCTGGCGACGCCAACGCGGCCATGCTGCGCGCGGTGATTCACCGCGTGACGGGCACGGTGACGAACGGGACCGGCGGTGCCGCCGCCACGCCGAGACCGATCGACACGGCGTTCGGCGCCTTCAGCGGCACGGTGCGCATGGGAGACGTGACGACTCTTCCGACCACTGCCGGCACCAAGGTGATCCTCTGCGAGGAGACGTGGAACGTCCAGGCGGGCTGGTATCTGACCCCGACTCCCGAGGAGCGCTACGAGTTCTCGCCGTCTGAGACCATCTGGATCAGCATCTGCGACTCGGGCGAGGACTTCGCGGACGCCACGCCGGACGCCATCGGCAACCCGATCACCGTGTCGGCCCGCTTCACCTTCGAAGTCATCGGCGCGCTGTAGTTCGTGTCCGGACGCGGGTGGGTCTACCGACGCCCGTCTCCGATTCGACGACGCAGGTTCGTTCCGCCGACCTTCGCGGCGACCCTCATCGTCGTCCGCAGATGGGCGCGCGCGCGCCTGCGCAGGCGACTCTACCTGCGCAGGCGTATCCTCGTACCTGCGGTCACAACCTTCGCGGCGCTTCGCGTCGTCGTGCGCAGAACGAAACGGATCCACCTGCACCTGCCGCGACGTATCGGTCGGCACCCGTCCGCGCCCTCCATTACGATTTTCGCCGCTGTTGCGCCGCCCGTCCTGCATCGCGCGTTGCGTCTGAAGCGTCTGCGGGCACGGCTACTTCGCCCGCGAGCGCCTAGGCTTCCGAGTGCGGCGACGCCCGCGACAGGCAAGGCGTTTCCGAGCTCGCGCTTCCATCGCGACATCGCCCGCATGCGCCGCGCGATGCGGGCACGACTCCGCTGGCGTCCTGAGCTGGAAGGGCCTGGCACTCCGGTCGTGCCCATCGTCGGCGTCGAACAGACCGTGAAGGGCAGGCTCGCGGCTCCCGGCCTCCTGCGCGGGCGCATCGTGGAGGGCGGCGTCTGATGGTCGATCAGATCGCCGTCGTCACGTTCACGACTCCGGCATCCGGTGATGCCGCGCTCTTCGACGTCACGCATCCGAGCATCACGGGCGCGTTCTCCTGCGCGCTCTTCATCTACGCCGGCTCAACGACGGACAGCACCGACGTCGCGAACGGGCTCCTCGGCATGGGCGCGTGCTCGGTCGAAGGCACGGGCGATGCGGGCAAGAACCACTCGTATTGCGCGCAGGGTTCGAATGCCTCGCTGAACGTCCCCGACTACAACACGAGCCGCTTCAACTCGCGTTGCATCCACGTCGTAGACGGTACGAACGTCAACACGACGGTCGTTCTGGCGAAGTTCGATTCCGCCATCTCCGGCGGCGTCCGCCTGAACTTCACCACGCGCACGATTCAAGTCAAGGTCACCGCGATCCTGTTCTCGATCCCGCACTCCGGGATTGCGCGCCCTAGCGCGTCCGCGTCATCCAACGAAGACGTCGGCGATTCACCCTTCTTCCGACCGAGTTGCCTGATCGCCTTCGGTGGTGGCGGCGCGGACGGCACTGACTCGACAGACGCCGAGATCAACATCGGCTTCGCGATCGACGCTGGCGGCGTGCCTCAGGTCAGCTCGTTCGTCGATCTCGACGACGCGACCGAGCCGAGCGATGCCGACGGTGAGGTAACGACAGCGTTCGCCTGGGCGAGCATGTTCACGACGCGCACGGCAGCGCGCGCCACCGTCTCTTCCTTCGACTCGCAGGGCTACACCTGGGGCCCGGACTCGGTCACCACGCTGCAAGCGATGGTGCTCGCGCTCCAGTTCGGCAGTGCGGTACGCATCGCATGCGCGTCGATGGCGGTCTCGGGATCGACCGGTCCTCAGGCGTTCAACGCTTTCGGCTTCACGCCCGACATCGTCATCGGGCAGAGCACGCTCATCGCGGCATCCGCGACGCCCACCGACGGGCCGACAGCGGCGGCGACGGGTCTCTTCGTCACAGGCCGCTACGGCTCGCGCGCGTACACGTTCCACGGCGAGGAAGGGAAGACCAACGGCGCCGCAGCGCCGTTCAATACGCACCACCGTCAAGAGGACGTCGCGGTCCTCACGTACAACCACACGGGCGGCATTGCGCAACGCGCGACGTGGATCGGCGCCTCTGGATCCGGGGGCTTCGTCCTGGACTTCTCGGTCGCTACCGCCGGATTCCTCACGGCGATCGGGATCCAGATCATCCCAAATCCGCCGCTTCCGGGCCGCAGGATCAGGCGCCGCGTGCGGCTCTGGAAGCGCGCGCGCAGCCGGTTGCAGCTCGTCGCAGGTCACGCCGCGTCGCCGATCACGCTGCGGCTGCCGCGCAGGCCGATGCGGCGCGCGCGACTCATGCGCCGCCTGCGCCGCCCGTCGATCGGCGGGAAGCCCATCGGCAACCCGCCGCTGATGCGCGGCTTCTGGAAGGCCGTTGGCCGCATCCGCCGCGCGATGATGCTCAGGCTGCGCCCGCGCCCGCTCGCGATGACCTCGATTCCCGTCATCGGCGAGACGCTTCCCGAGGCCCCCAAGGGCCGTCTCTCGCAACCCGGCCTCGTCCGTGGCAGGATCGTCGGGGCCGAGGCTGGCGCCTCGGACAACGCATGAGCGACATCGTCATCGTTCGCGACGAGGTGCAGGAAGGCACCGACGTCTCCAACGTGGGCGCGATCGTCGGCGGCGACGGGCGTACCCTGCTCACGCACTCGGACGTCGCGGGCGTGGTCTCGCTCGACATCTTCGAGAGCAGGACGCAGACTCCGATCTACTCGACCACGTTCTCGGCCGGCTCGACCGGGCCACTGTACGACGTGCCGCAGGATGACGACTACTGGGGCCTCGACGACATCGGCTACAACTGGCGGCACAAAGTCACGGTCGCCGCGCTTGCCCTTCAAGGCGCCGCGCAGCTCGGCGGGCGGCGCTACCTGCACGTCTACCGCATCCCGACCGTGAGCTACGGCACAGTGCGCGCGGTCTTCGAGTGGAAGATCGGCGCACTCCCCATCTAGCCATGCCCTGGACGCCGAAGCAGCATCGGTTCTTCGAGATGTGCAAGAGCGCGTCCGGCCGCGCCAAGGCGCGCGCGAAGTGCCCGGCTGCGACCGACGCCGCGCGCATGGCCGCCGAGGGCATCAAGGCTTCCAAGGCGAAGAAGCCGAAGAGGTAAGCCCGTGACGGGCGGTAAGCACGGCCACGGCCCGACGAACAACGGCAGCCATCTACAGGAAGAGCATCGCCGAGGGTTCCACGATCCGACCTCGAAGCTGTACGCCGCGCGCTTCGACCAGCCGGAGGGCGCCAAGAACCGAGAGAAGGGCGGCAACCGTCCGAAGGACCGACAGCGCGCGTGCCTGGAGCGCGTCATGCGCTGGGAGCTAGAAGGCGCCGACACGCTCGAATCGCTCCCTTCCAACGCGAAGATGTCGCTCGCCAAGCTGAAGCGCGAGCACCCCATCGGGATCATCCGCTCGATGTTCTCGCTGCGCATCGTCGCCGAGGACTTCGGGCACAAGGACTTCATGAACGCGCAGCGTCTCGTGCGTGAGATCCTCACGAAGCTCCAGGGGCACAAGGACGACGATCAGATGAAGCCCGAGCCCGACTCCATCACGGTCACTGTCGGGCGCCTGAACGTTCCGCTACCTGGCGCGGATTCGGATGACCCCGCGCCGCCCGAAGGGGGATCAGGCAGCGCGGGGGCCGAAGGGGCCGTCAACGCCCCACTCTCAACAGAGAAACCGGCCGGGTAGGGCCGACCGGTGCTTTCAGAACGGGTCCTCAGTGACCATGTGCGCCGGGATCAGGAGTTTGCCAGCGGCAGTGCATCCGAGCTTCTCCAGGCGCGCGCGGGCCGCCTTGAGGCGCACGACGAAGGCAGACACCTCTCGGTCGAGTGCCTCGATGAACTTCTCATCCCGCGGCACGCGCACGACCACAGGCGGCATCGCAGGGTTGTACGAGATCACGTCCGTCCACGCGCGCCCCGTGAGCCAGAGCGCGCCTTGGACCTGCGCGAAGTAGCCGTTGAGTCCGCTCGGGTCGAGCAGGTAGCCGACGTGCGTGCTGGCGGAAGGGTTCTTGATCTCGATGGTTCCATCGTCGCCGACGAGCCCGTCCGGAGATGCGCCTACCATTTCGTCGTCGCGAAGCACGATGCCGACCTCGCGCACGTCTACGTCGCGCTCGAACGAGTACCACTTGCGCGCGAGTGGTTCGAGTTGAGTACCACGGTCCATGAACGCGCTCGCGTCCGCGCCCGATGGCTCGCCCGTCAGCCACTCCGCGAGCAACGTCATCATGTAGCCGTGTGCCTGCGTCGAAGGCTTGCGCGTCGCTGGGGTCAAGATCTTCGAGAACTGCGAGCCAGTCGGAATACCGAGACGCGCCTTGTGCCACGCGGCGCTGCCCTGCGCGCAATCCATGACGATCACTTGGCGACCTTCGTTGCCAGCTTCGCGCACACCGCATCGAATGCCGATGCCGGGAGATCGTCGAGCGTCGTAGCGCCCCACTGTTCATTCGTCCACGCGAGCAGGCGATCGTTCGTCGCAGGCGGGCAGCGGCCGATCATCTCCTCCAGGATGTCAACCTGCGTCGGCGTAACGCGCTCCTCGGGCTCGGCGTTGCCGTCCACGTCCTCGTCGCATGTCGTCAACCCAAGCGCCTGGATCAGGCTGTACCGCTGCGCGTAGGTCATCACGGCGCCGTACTTCTGCGCCTCGCTGCACCCTGCGCGGCTCTCGACCGGCAGCACAACGGACGACGCAACTGAGTGCCCTCCGACGTGCGACACGATGCACGCGAGCGTGAGGTTGCCGCTCTCCATCTTCGAGTCGCCCCACCGGAACGAGAGCCCACACGCACCGAGAGGGCCGCGCACGGTCGCCTCAATGTCCTCAAGCGTCGCATACCGGCGCGGTTGGCTCGTGCCGTTGCGCGTCACCTTGAACTGCGTGTTCTCAGTCCGGCGCGGGATCGGCGGGCACGCCTCCTTGAAGCGCGCCATTGCCTCGGCGAAGTCTTGCGCCGCCCGCCGCGCGCTCATGCGCTCGTCGAGCGCCACTAGCCGCTCCAGGATCTCGACACCCTCGGCGCCCTTCTGCACCGCGAGCTCGAACAGGCGCGGCATCGACGCGGACGTGATCGCCGCCATCGGTAACTCAGGTTGTACGGGAACGACATCGTGATCTGTCATGGGTAGTCCTTGAGATGAGGGAACGCGCGTGCGCACCGAGCCGCACGGGCTTTCTTCTGCCGTCGCCGGTACGCCCGCGATGCGAGCTTGCGGCACTCACGGCAGATGCGCTGCCCGAACGCACGCACAAGAGGATGCCCGCGCTTGCAGAGCGGCTGCGCCACGCGCGCGGCGTTGTAGGCGATCAGCGGGGCTAGTTGCTTCTCGGACGTGTACGAGCGCGTCACAGGCCGCGCTCTTTCCACGAGTAGTCCATCGCGCGCTCGTCGTGGACGGTCCACGGGCGCGCGCACTCGATGCACAGCTCGCCACCGCTCGCCATGCGGTCCTCGTGCGTCAGCGTCTCGCAGCGGTCGCAGACGTACCAGTAGCCGGTGGTCTCGCACTCCTCGTGCGCGCACCAGAAAGCATCCTGCTCGTCCTGCGCCATCTCGCGGCTACACCTCGGGCAGTTCATGGACGCACTCCTTCCCATGCTGGACGATCATGGTGTTCGCGCGCCATCGGCCGTCATCGGTCACGTCGCCGTCGAACTCGAACCGCGCGCCGCAGTGCGGGCACGTCTCCGGCCAGTCGGCATCGATCTCGTTCTCGCAGCAAGGGCAGGTCACTTGCCCTCCCGACAGCGCTTCGGAAACGGGCCGAGGATCGCGCGCGTGATCCACCCGCACCAGAACGCGAATAGGCCGCAGAGCGAGCCTAGCAGGAAGTCTCTCACTTGCCCTCCTTCGGCTCGGCCGGCGCGGGGGCGGGCTCGGTCGAACAGAGTGAGCAGGCGTGCCACTCGCCAACCGCTTGACCGTTCACTATGCGCCGAGTTGCGCCACACGAGCACACAGCCCATCCGTTTCCGGCCATAGGCAAGTGCGCGATTGCATGGTCGTGCGCCATGGCTACTTCCCCTCCCCCGTCTCCGGCCCAGTTGCCGAAGAAGGCGGACTGGGCTCGTGGCTCGTCCCTGACGTACGCGAGCCGCGGAAGCGGAAGCCGGAGCGCATCAGACGGCGCCGCGCGCTAGACTGCGGCGTATGAGCGCTTACACCGACGGAAGCACGCTGGTTTTCTTCGACCCCAGGGGCCGTCTTTGGATGCTGTCCTCGGGCAGACCTGCGGTAGAGCTGCATTCCGTGTCGTCGCCTGCTAGCCTGCCGTCGCATGACTCACGGCAACGGGAAAGCGGCGGGGCCGTTCGAGGCTGGCGGCCCGCTAACAGCCGACGGAAACATGATCTGGCAGGTGCGTCTGGCGCCAAAGCATCCCGGCGCACCGCCAGGTGAATGGGTGCCCGTCTTCTTCACGATCAACTCGCAACGGAGAGGACTACCACCAGAGAAGCGAAGCAGCCTCATGCTTACGGCGGCGGATGCCTCAAAGTTCGGCGCCATGCCTGGACCGAACGCGGTGAGGACGGTCGAGATCCTAGGCAATGGCGGAGACGTGTTTGCTTTGGCTACATTCGGCGGCATTGCGCCGCTTCCGGGGATGTCGCTACTGGCGGTGGACACACTGATTGGGACGTTCCACATTGACGGACCTAGCGGGCTTTGGTCGTGGACAGTGAAGCGGTAGCTCAATGCCGAAGAAGAAGACCGAAGAGGCCGCGACCTTTGAACGGTTCGAGCGCGCGCTACGGAAGGCGCTGAGCACGCCTCCGGGCAAGCCGACAAAGGCGAAGAAGAAGCGCGCCAAAAAGCGGCGCTAGCGGCTAGGGCTTCCATAAGCCCGCCTCCATCAGATCGACCAGCTTACGCCCGCGGCCGATACCCATCTCTAGTCCGATCTGTCGCAATTCAGCCGGTTTCCAGAAACGGGTGTAGTGCATACCGCCACCGGTTAATCGATCGTAGACAAGTGGCTTGCGCTCCTTGGGCCGACACTTTCGGCGATGAATATGCCATGCCAACATGTCCGCCATCTGAAGCGGCGGATACTTCTTGTCGTCCTCGAATCTAGGTTCCCCTGCGATGAACTCAGCCAGTTCCTTGCCAGCAAAGTCTCGCCGGACAATCTCTACGAGACGCTTCGAGATAGTTTCCTTGCCCTGTTGCTTGTCGAAGTAGAATTGCACCTGACCTGGCCTCCTGTGATTCCGGCACAGCTGTATCACGCTGAACAGTACGGTAATTGCGGCAAGGTAGTACGGCGATCGGAACTCTCGCCTCGCGCTTGGTCGCGCGTACTTGGTGTACGGGCCCTGCGGGATTACGCACGCCACTCGGACTGGCGCGCCACGCTCCAAGATGTCGGCTAGCGAAATCAGCTTAGCGTCCCGCTGGCGTTCAGTGAATCCATCAAACGCTCCACTGGGCTGGCCGGCGGCCTCAGACATTTTGAAATAGTCAATTTTGCGCCCCTCTTCCAGCTTGCTCGCCCAGCGCTTTGTCACCACGTCCCACTTGTCTGCGCTCGCGAGGTATCCGGCCATCACGAAGTAGCTCGTATCCTCGCCCATTCCGCTCTCGTCGAAGTAGGCATCCATCATCACGAGCCACCTCCGACGCCGCTCGCGCGGATGCAGCCCGGAAAGGTCGCGGCGGATTGCGTTGCCAACTCGCGGCCGGCGCGCCGAGAGGCCGAGGGCTCGCTCGAAGCGGCTAGACATGCCACACCACTGGTGTGCCAGGTGATCGTTCCCCTTCCGCCGGATCGTAGCGATGCGCGTGGGGCGCCTCCGCCCTGCGGTCCGGCGCGCTCACGGGCGCACCTCGCGCAGGCCAAGCTGGGCAAGGTCTTCTTGGTTGGTCTTCATGCCTCCATTATACCACATCGGCAAGATCACGGCAACTTGACAACAGCCACTTCGAGCGGTACGAGAGCGTCCGCACCGAGCTGTGAAAGGGTTCCCATGATGGCCCAACGCCCCCGTCTCCCCGCGACCTCCGTCCGCGCCAAGCGCTACGGCCAGGCGAACCAGATCTCCTACGAGGTCAACGAGCGCGCGGAACGCGAGGCTTCCCTCGCGCGCATGGCCAGCGACACCGCCCGCCGCCGCGCCATGGCCGCACGCCCGAAGCCCGCGCAGTCCGGCATGAACGCCGGCACCATGGGCGGCGCCCGCGGCCTCAAGGGCTCGTGGCTATCCGTCATCAAGGGCAGTTGATCGCGCCGCCCCGATGATCTCCCTCGATCCCCGCGAGCTCATGCGCGAGGTTCACGCCTCCGCCAAGGCGCGCGACGATCGACTTCGCGGTGTTGAGGAGCTCCTGCGGCGCTATCCGGGCTCGTGGTGGAGCGGCGTTCCTGGGCACGGACAGTTTGACCCCGAGAACGCCTCGTTCGAATTGGTGTCGTACTTGTCATCTCAGTTGGTATGGCAAAACCCGCGCGTCAGCGTCTCAACGCGCCGCCCCGTCGCTCAGCAAGAAGTCGCCGAAGCGATGCACTGGGGACTCAATCGCTGGATCACCGATACCGACTACAAGACGCACCTCGACGACCTCGTCGTTGACTACCTATTCGGCTGGGCAGTCGGGCACACGACGCTCGCGCCGCGCCAAGAACACCACGAATCCGAGGACCCGCCGCTCTGGCCGCAGACGTCACGTCTCGACCCGCGCGACTTCGGCTACGACCACCTGTGCCCGACGTGGCGCCGCGCTCGCCTGCTCTGGCATCGCTGGAGCATCGACAAGGACGACCTCGTCAAACGCGCACGCCTCGACGCGAAACGCCCCAAGAACAAGCGCGAAGGATGGGACGTTGGAGCTGTCGAAGGGCTCTCGACAACCGGCGGCCATCGCACGCTCCTCGGTGTCATGCGCGGCGACCGCAACGACGAGCGCGTTGACCGCAAGGAGGTCGAGCTCGTCGAGATCTACATCCCCGAGGTTCAGCTCGACGGCGAACCGGGCCCGGAACACGGCTTCAACGGCACCATCGTGACCCTCGGTGTCGCGGGCGCTCTCACGTCGCCGGCCGATGGCGTGATCGTTCGCCCGCCGCGCCCGTTCTTTGGACCGCGTTGGGGGCCGTACACCGTGTTCGGGACGTACGTCGTGCCTGGCAGCCCGTTCCCGCTCTCGCTGCTCCTCGCGACCGCCGGGCACATCGAGCTCGCGTCACGCGCTGGCGTCGCGATCGACAAGTCGATTGCCGCCTACGCAAACATGCTGATCACCACCGACCAGGAGCTCGCACAGCTCATCGTCGATGGGAAGCAAGACAACGTGTATACCGCGCGCAACCTCGCGTCGCTGCAAGACAAGGTGGCGACCTTCGCGAAGGGCGGCCCCACGCGCGAGATGCTCCAGAGCTACGAGCTGATTCGCGAGCGTCGCAATCGCGCGATGGGCCTCGACGACGTTCAACGAGGCATCGTCACCGGCGCCGGCACCGCGACCGAAGTCAGCGAGGCCGTGCAAGCCGCCGGCGCGCGCGTGGCGCAGGTCAAGAACCGCTTCCAGGATGGCGCACGCCGCGAGCTGAAAACGATCTCCTGGTACCTCTTCCACACCGACGAAATCGAGTTCGGGATGGGGAAGGAAGCCAGCGAAGCGATGGGCGCACCCGAAGGAACGGAAGCGTTCTTCGAGGGTGGCACATTCGAGGCTGGCAGCGGCACGACGTTCGACGACCTGGGGCTCGAGATCGAGCCGTACTCGATGGAGCGGCCTACTGAGCAGACGAAAATCCTGCGCGCGAGCTTCTACACGAACGTGCTCCCGGTGATCGCGCCCATCTTGCCGCAGCTCGTGGCGGCCGGCTGGAAGCCGAAGCCCATGCTCGATGCGATCGGGGACGCCTACCAGGTTCACAACCTCTCCGACCAGGTGGACATGGAGCGACTCGCAGAGGCCGCGCAACAACCGCCCGAGGGAGAAGATCCGATGCCGCGACTCCTGCGCGACATCGGGCTCACGCATCAGATGGCCGGCGAGTTCGGCCAACCCAAGAAGGGCGGCACTCGCGGCGGGCCGAAACCCATGGGCAAGGTGCCGTCGTTCAAGGCGCCCAGCATGGCGCCGGTCGCTACAGAGAGCCCAGTGACAGCCGCCGGGTAGCCCTGGCTTGCCATCGCGTGCAGGCAGTTGCTACGCTCTCGACCGCGTTGCGGTTCCCGTTCGCGTGCTCGCGAAGCGCCGTACCTACTGAGGCCAGCCCATGACGTTCATCGACCTCGTGTTCGCCTCGACGCTCGGGCAGCTCGCGATGGTGGCGGTGGTGTTCCTGGGGTGGCTCGTGTGGCAGCTCGGGCGCATCTCGTTCGCGATCGGCAAGGGCGCGGCCGGTACGCGGGTCACGATCACCTGCGAGCGGAAGAAGTGAAGCCGACCCACCGCTACGACATCCGCTCTGGCAAGTTCGAGGCGCTGACGCCGAGCGAGCCGAAGCGTCGCGGTCCGAGCGTGCACACGCGCTTCCGCCCGTTCGTGACGGAGCAGCTCTCGAAGCACGACGCTGCGGCGATCGGCGCCGAGCGATCCAAGGGCGGCTCGACGTACATCGGGAGCGAACGGCAGCTCAACGAGCTCTTGGCGCGCAGGCCGGACATCGGGTGGAAGCAGTGAGCGGCTACAGCGAGCCGATCCGCGTGCAGGCGGTGAAGCCGAAGCGCTCGACCGCGGCACAGAAGCTTGCGAGCCTGCCGCCGGATCGCATCGGCGCGTGGCTGAAGGCGCACCCGCACGACGCCTACCGGATCGCGCGCGCGGAGGCGAAGAGGGCGAGGCGCGTGCAGTGAGCTTCGCGCGCCCCGGCAGCGTGCTCGCATGGCTACTCGACGACGAGTTCTGCCCGTCGATCGAAGGGCGCGACAAGGTGTACGCGTCGAGCTCCGAGCGGAAGCGACAGCTCCAGAACCGCGC